AGGTGATGGGCTACAAGATCATACGCCTCACGGCGCACGATTATGTCATCGCCATTTACGGCCCAATCATCAGGCCGATCTCTACTTAGGCGTTTGAAATGAATGCCTAAGAGCTCGTAACACACAGCCACCACCCCAACGAACAACGCCGTCTGTAAAGGGAAAGTAAAACCATTTCCCATAGACGACATCATTTCCATTTTGTGCTCAGTTCCGTTGGGTAACAGAACAGAGGGACTTCTGACCAGGTCCATCCATCCCACAAGTGATCGTGGGAAGAAATGGGTGATCATTGTCCTGGAATTGCGGTCCGACGCGCTAGTTAAGTCCATTGTGCCATAAAGGCCAGTAGTGGACCCTCTATACGCTAGCCACCTGTTTTTGTCTTGCTGAGTTTCGAGGTCAATGCCAGTTACGGCAAGCATCCTCTGACTCATCCAGGTGCCAAGAGCCTTTTGAAACATCATGTTGATGTTCGGCTCCGTCGCGCAACTACGTTGGATTACCTCTTTCTTTGGAACACTGAAGTAAGAGCTCCCGTTCACTATCTCGAAACCGTACGCGGTAGAGCGGATAAATTCCGCTTCGCCCCACCACGGGATCTCAGAGACAGCAGCACGGTACAACGTGATCAAATACGAGGAGGTCGCCGATAAAGGAGATGCAAACACCTTCGTGTAGAAGTTGTCTGCATTTGCTCCTCTAGCAGCTCCAGGCCCAACCATCATGTGCTCCCGGAGTTCAGGAAGCCCGAATGGCAGAGTCTGTCCGTTGGTCGGCTCAAACATCTTAAACAAGTAGCTTTTCAGCATCTCGTCAAAGCGTTCGTCCTCCCTAGTGGATGCATGGTGAGACCATTCAGCACACGCCCTGTCGCTTTGTAAGAACAGGGTAAGTGCTGCGGCCTTCTGTTTGGCTATTTCCGCTTCAGGCCAATCCTCTCGCTTTTTGAGCAAGGAATTAGCTAACGCGATCTTTGCCACCATGACCGGGCTTGTATATCCATCGCGGATAACATAGTCCGGATCCACCTCCAAGTCTTTCTGGAGAGCTCGTCGCAACTCTTCGTACGGAAACATTGCTTCTCCCAGTGATTTTAGTTCCAACTGGGGGTGGAATTAGTACCTCAACCGTCTCCCGACGTCAAATGACGCCGGTACTGACGCTACTGTAATGCGCGTCAGCGTACTGGTTGAGAACTCCACCCAAGCATGAGAACACTGCCTTCAACTGGGCAACGTCAGCCAACTCCGCACCCGCTGGAATATCCATCTCCAGTCGGATGAGGCCGGTCTTGTACGCTTGCCCTGCCAACGGCAGTAGTCCTACCCGTCCGATCAGCCGATGTTTGTTCATCGGGACTGAGCGTAACTGTCCATTCTGGTCGAGGGCCCCGAGCGCTTTAGGCGCTGGGTCTCGGAACCAGGTGAACGAGAACGGGCTGCTCATTGAATGTGTACGTACGCCAGTCTGTGTCCCACCGAGGGTGGTACACGCGAACTGCTTACCATTCGAAGACGGCGAAACATCAGCCGTGAATGTGTAAGTGGGCGACGTGAGACCAGTGACAGCAGAGCCAGTCACTGTACCCAAGCTAAATGGCATGGGGTTTGCCTTTCAAATTCTAAGGAGTTTGAGGGATGACCGGGCTTTCTTGAGTTTAACCGTCACGAGGGCCAAAACGTTACTGGCCTGAAGTGGGTTTATCTCAGAAAGCTTCTTAAACTGAACGCTCGCTTTTGGCAAGTTGTTCAGTGGCAGAAGTTCCCGAGTCACGGTTGTCAGATGTGTTTCCCATTGTCCCAATGTCGCACCAGTTGTCCCCAGAAAGGAGGACCCGAGAATTTGCTGAGCCCTATCGGGCCGCGTAGTACTTACGCGGCTTAAGGTACTCTGCAGCTTCACGGACTTGATTGCCCACGTAACATCTGTTGTTTGAGTGGCATTTGCGGTTAAGCAAGCGCCCAACGTAGTTACATAGTCAACAAGCCAACTGTAGGGAATGAGCTCATGGATCGTCGGGACGAAATTCTGCGGTTTGAAACCCGCAAGATCTCGTAGTTTCCCTATATCCATTGCGCCCAGCGACTGTGCCACACGAATCCCCGCCCGATAGGTAATGCTTACTTTTGTC